TTGTACCAGACTCAATAATAAAAGATAATAACTTTGCTTCCTTTATGTTAAAAGGGAAGTCACACATAGCCATGAATGCATTAATAGATTCGCAATACAAATAGGAGAGATACAATATGACATCATCGTCAACAACATCCATTAATGATGTAGGAACTAATAGCGGTTTTGCAGTTCAGACTGCCGTCACTGTAGGGAGCAGTGCAGGTAGTAGTAATGTAACAACTGTAGCAGCCGTTATCGTACATCTATCAGCGGAGATATACTATAATTTTAGTGCATCTGCAACAGCCGCAATATCTACAGGAAACGATTTAAAACTTGCGGCAGGGTTACATACATTAGTTGTACCCAAATCAGGTACTACACTTCAGTACTTAAACTATCAACGTGTAGGTAGCAGTGACGTTACTATGCGTTTAGTACTACAATAAATAAATTTAAAAAAGGATAATACGATATGGCAATTACTACAATTACACAAGGCATTGAAGAATACGATACAGACGTTACTTTTGGTAGCACTATTGATGTTTCAGGTGCAGCTACTATAGGTGGAACACTTGGCGTAACAGGTGCAGCTTCATTTACTGCACAAGGTCAGTCTCCACGAGTAAACGTACTCGCACAGGTAGCAGGATATACTTCTGGTACTGTACTAACAGCAGCACAGTCAGGGGCTATTGTAACATTCCCTGCAATGGATGCTGGAGCAACACTATCTCTCCCAGCTTGTGCAACTTGTTTGGGTGCTACTTACTCGTTTGTAATGCTAGGTACAGCAGGTAATGATATTGATATTATTACTAACGGATCTGAAAAGATTCTTGGTTGTGTACCAAAAGGTGACGGTGACAACGTAGGAATTGCAGACGCAAATGATTCTGCAGGTTTTGATGAGAACGCAGTTGTAGGTTCAAGTTTTAAAATTACTTGTATTTCAACTACAGCAGCACTAGCGTTCTTGTTACACGATGTCATTGACGGTCTTGCAGCAAACACTGGCGGCCTTAACCTTAAATAAAAATAGGTAGATTAACATGGCTATAAAAAAGAAATCAACTGTTAACAAAGCTGGTAACTACACCAAGCCTACAATGAGGAAAGCTCTTTTTAGTACTGTTAAAGCTGGGAGTAAGGGTGGAAAGCCGGGCCAATGGTCGGCACGTAAAGCCCAACTCCTAGCTACCCGTTACAAAGCTAAAGGTGGAGGGTACACATAGTGGCACTCAAGCCTAGTCAGAAGAGCTTAAAGTCGTGGACTAAACAGAAGTGGAGTACTAAGAGTGGGAAACCATCTAGCAAAACTGGTGAGAGATATTTACCTGCAAGGGCAATTAAGTCTTTATCTAGTAGCGAGTACGCTGCAACTACACGAAAGAAAAGAGAAGATACTAAAAAAGGTAAACAGTTTAGTAAGCAACCTAAGACGGTAGCTAAAAAGACTAGATCGTATCGGAAAGTATAATGGCTGAAGTTGAATACAAAGGCATTAAGGTAGGGGGGTCAAAGCTTCTACTTATAATACCGTTGATCGGTACAATCATTGGGGGTTTATGGGGTGGCTTTGAGGCTTACCAAAGATATTTATCTATGGAAAAGAAGATAGCTAACTTTGTATCCCCTAATTTGTCACACATTGATAACCATATGGTTATGGTAGATGGTGAACTTAGAATAATACAAGCTGAGTTTGATGCACTTAAAGAAGTAGACGCAGCAACAGGGTCAGTTATACGTGAGCAAATCAATAGTGTTAAAGCTATTGCAGCTACACTACAGACAGACCTACATGATCTACGTATGGATATTAATCAAGACACAGCAGAACTAAACAACGCTATTGAAGTTAAGTCAGATAAGATAAACGCTAACATAGATAAACAAGAATCCCGTTTAGAAAAGCAAGATGCTCGTAATCGTCAGAACATAGAGGATGTACGAGGAGTAATTAATACATTTGAACTTAGGTTTGAATCTACTATTAAAGCATTTGAAGAACGTATGGATTCTAAAATGTCTAAGCTAGATCAGAAGCTAGATAACTTAGAAGCAGCCTTAGATAAAAAGATACAACGTGCAATAGATAACCCATTGGCAGGTAACTAAATGAGTGTAGAGTATAGAGGCGAAACCTTTGCAGGGTACAACAAACCTAAACGTACACCTAAGCACCCTACTAAGTCACACGTAGTTCTCGCTAAAGAAGGCGACACTATTAAAATGATACGCTTTGGTGAGCAGGGTGCAAGCACTGCAGGTAAACCTAAAGCTGGCGAGTCAGATAAAATGAAAGCTAAACGTAAAAGCTTTAAAGCTAGACACGGTAAGAATATTAAACGTGGTAAGTTAAGTGCAGCTTATTGGGCAAACAAAGTAAAGTGGTAAAAACATGTGGACACCTTTAGTTTTATTGTGTACAATGTCATTCTCTGAATGTACTACATATGGTGGACCACTATTTAAAACTGAAGAAATATGTCACGAACAAATTAATACAATAGGTCTACCTTTTTTAAAAGAGAAGTATCCTTATAGTAAGATTATAAAATCAAAATGTATTTACTGGAACTTAAACTCTTCCGAAGTAGAAACCTAAGAAGGAAAAACAATGGCAAGTAAACTAACTAAATGGATTAACGCTCATTTAAAAGCTAAAGGTAAATCTCCTAAAGAAGCTCAAAAAGATGCAGGTAAATACTCAAGTATATCTGCAGCTAAGAAAGCTGGTAGCTTGTACTACACAGATAAAAAAGGTAGAGTTATGATTGCAGCTTACGCTGAGGATTTAGCTAAACCTCTTCCCAAACCCAAAGAAACAAAAACTAAAATAGTCAAACCTGAGAAAAAACCAGAGGCAGTTAAAACTAAAAAGAAAAAAACTGAAACTAATAAAATAGATACAGTTGCTAAAAAACCTAATAGTAAAACTCCTGATGAATCTTCTGGAGGTAAATCAAAAGTTACTAGTAAACAAGTAGAACAATCTATTTCAAAAGCAGAATCAAAAATAAAAATAGCCAATTCAGAAGCTGCTCTTGAAACTGCGTTAGCAGCAATAGCAGAAGCAAATAAAAAATTTGAAATCTTTGAAAGAACAAACGTTTTAAATGACAGAGCTAAATTATTTAAAGAAAAAAAAATAATGCTTAGAGATAAGTTAAAAGAAAAAATGGAAGGGCCTGCAATATCTGTAAGCATAATTAAAGCTTCTCCCGGTCCATTAAAACGTAAGCCTTCTTCTGAAGAATTAAATAGAGAATTAGATCAAACATCATTAGATAAAGCATTAGGTATGGACAATACAGTTGAAGAAAAAAGAGATGCTAGACGATCAAGAAATAAAGTAGAGATAGTAGATGGTAAACGTAAAGTAACAAAACGTAAAAAAGATACTCGAAATTCCATTGAAAGAGAAGCAGATCTTCTTAAACAAGAACTTAAGAAAGAATATAAAAGAGGTAGGGCTTCACCTAGAGCAAAGGGAGGATTAATAGACATGAGAAAGAAAGGTTTGTTTAAGTAACAACCATCTTAAAGTTTAATAATTTAAAGGAATACTAAATGGATAAAATGAAATCATCTATCGCAAGTATAACTCAAATAGGAGTTGCACTTTTAACTTTGTCTATCGTGGCAGCTATGCTCGTTGGACCTAGCAATCTTATCTTCTTAGGGGATGCAGTAGGCAACATTGTTGATCTAATTGAAAACCTAGGAAGTTCTGGACTTGCTGGACTTATTGCTACAGGAATTATACTACACCTATTTGGTTGGTCAGGTTTTTGTGATTGCAATAGTAAAGGTAAATAAAACATAACAGGGTTGCAATTATAGCAATTTTATGTTATAACTAAGTATGGTATAACTTCCTGAGTAAGTCAGATTATCTGATCTACTTTATTTTAAAAAAGGGAAGGTATACCATGTTAAAAAGATTATGGCACAGAGCAGTAGCTGCACAAGAACGAAGAGCTAACTACTGGAAATTACAAAACATGACAGACAGAGAATTGCGAGACATTGGTGTTGAGCGTTTTGAAATTAAACAAAGGGTATTCAAATGATGAAAAAAAGTGGCGGCATGAAAATGGCTGGTAGTATGACAAAGAAAAAACCTTCTACTTATATGGCAGGCGGCATGGCTAAGAAAAAACCTGCAGCAAAGATGATGGGTGGCGGCATGGCTAAGAAAAAATCTATGGGCTATGAAGCTGGCGGTATGGCTATGAAAAAACCTACTGGTGGAGCAAAGAAATTACCTAAAGAGGTACGTAACAAAATGGGTATGATGAATAAAGGTGGCATGGCTAAGAAGAAAGCTAAATAATGTTAGCTCAACTTATATCTCCAGTCACCGGATTACTTGACAAGTTCATTGAAGATAAAGATCAGAAGGCTGCTTTAGCTCACGAGATTTCTACAATGGCTGAACGTCACGCACAAGAACTAGCTATGTCTCAAATTGCTGTTAATCAGGAAGAGGCAAAGTCAGGTTCTTTATTCATTGGTGGCTGGAGACCATTTGTTGGTTGGACATGTGGTATTGCTTTAATGTATCACTTTATCTTGCAGCCATGCATATTATTCTTTGCTACTATATTTGGTGCAGAGTTACCCCCATTACCATCTTTTGATATGGGTAGCCTTATGACTGTTTTAATGGGAATGCTAGGATTAGGGGGACTACGCTCCTATGAAAAGACTAAGAAGATAGCTAAGAAATGAGCGCAGAAAACTTTATACCTTGCTTAAACATGCTTCTGAAACATGAAGGTGGTTTTGTAAATCATCCATCAGACCCCGGAGGCATGACAAATTTAGGCGTTACTAAAGCTGTATACGATGCATACACTAATCGTAACGCCACCGAAGAAGAGATGAGAGCGTTAACACCAATAGATGTATCTCCTATCTACAGAAAAAACTATTGGGATCGAGGAAGATGTGATGGTCTACCTAGTGGAGTTGATTGGTCTGTATTTGACTGGGGCGTTAATAGTGGAGTGGGCCGTTCTGCGAAAGCCTTACAGAGGATTGTGGGCGTTACTGCTGATGGTGGCATTGGTCCTATGACACTTAAAGCTGTTGCAAACTTTACACATAAAGACATAGTAGTTAAGATGCACTCTACTCGTCAGCAGTTTTACGAAAGCCTTTCTACCTTTAAAACATTTGGTAAAGGTTGGACTCGTAGAAATAATGAAACATTAGAAACAGCATTAGAAATGCTAAAGAGGTAACAATGAAAAACAAATGGATATGGATAGGTTTAGCTCTTGCAGTATTTATAGTTGTTATGTTTTACGGAACTAACAAACTAATGTGTACTCCACCGTGCCTTTAAATGAACAAAGGGTTAACACCTCAACAAAAAAGTACAATGACTTGGCGTTGGTCAGCTCTTATTATATACTTACTAATATGTTTTTATGATTTTATGTTCGTGCCAATTTGGTACGGAATTAATAGACCAGACATATCACAATTTATGACTATAATAAACTCAACAACAGAACCAATGGTACAAATGGAATTGATGAAAAAACTAACAGGTCAACACAGTCCATTTACTTTAATGGGTGGAGGCTTGTTTCATTTAGCTTTTGGAGCTATACTAACAGGATCAGCATTTGCAGGAAAAGGACAATAACATGGCAAAAGGTGTACAACATTATTTAAAAGATGGAACAGAGTATAATGGGGCTAATCATAAAATGCCAGATGGTTCTTTACATACAGGTAAAACTCACACTAAAAGTTCTAAACCCCTAGTTCACTTTAAAGATCTTACAAAGACAGCAAAAGCAAAAGTTGGAAGTGCCAAAAAACCTAGCAGGAAGAAAAAGAAATAATGACACGAGTATTAACTGATAATCAAACTAAATTCTTAGAAGTCTTGTTCGATGAAGCAGGTGGTAATCATGCCTTAGCAAAAAAACTAGCAGGCTATAGTGACAGCACTTCTACTAAGGCTGTAAGAGATTCTTTAAAAGATGAAATAATGAGTGCAACAACTGAGTACCTAGTTCAGATTGCACCTAAAGCTGCAGTAGCTATGGCTAAAGCTTTAGATGATCCTACTGAGTTAGGCATACGAGACAAGATGGCAGCAGCTAAAGATCTATTAGATAGAGGCGGCTTTGGTAAAGTTGAACGTGTAGATGTTAACTCATCTAGTGGCGGTGTATTTATTTTACCAGCTAAAGAAGGTACGAACGAATAAAACATGAAGACTTAGGGTATTGGGAATTACCTAAACCTAAAAGAGGAAAAGAAAAAGAATGGCACACTATTGCCAGACTATCTCTTACTACTGTACCATTTGGTTACGAAGTTAATAAAGATAACGATAGATTGTTAGAACCTATACGAGAAGAACTAGAAGCACTAGAGATAGCTAAAAAACATTTACTACAATATAGTTACAGAGAAGTAGCTCAGTGGCTAACTAAACAAACAAGTAGAAGCATATCCCATATGGGATTAAAGAAAAGAATAGATATTGAGCGAAAACGTAAAAAAACAATTGTTATTAAACGTAGGCTTGCCCAGCGACTTGCCCAAACGCTCCAAGAAATCGAGAACCTCGAAACGCAAAAAGTTGGAACTTACGCCAATTAAAGAAGTTGAAGCTGTACCTGCTCAATCTGTAGCACCAGCATATGACGTACAAGAAGCTCAGGACGTAGTCTTTAGACCTAACAAAGGACCACAGACAGACTTCTTGTCTTCGTCTGAAAGAGAAGTACTTTACGGTGGGGCAGCAGGTGGTGGTAAATCTTACGCTATGTTAGCTGATCCACTACACGGATTAAACAATGCAAACTTTAGTGGACTACTAGTACGACACACTACTGAAGAACTACGAGAACTAATACAGAAAAGCCAAGAGTTATATCCTCGTGCTATACCGGGAATCAAATGGTCAGAAAGAAAAAGCCAATGGATCTCACCTAGAGGTGGTAGACTTTGGATGTCATACCTAGATAAAGATATGGATGTTACACGCTACCAAGGACAGGCGTTTAACTGGATAGGTTTTGACGAGTTAACACAGTGGAGTTCTCCTTACGCTTGGGACTACATGAGATCTCGTTTACGTAGTGCCTACGCTAAAGACTTAGGTTTGTACATGAGAGCTACTACAAACCCCGGAGGTGCAGGACATCAATGGGTTAAGAAAATGTTTATTGATCCGTCACCTTTACGAGAACCATTTTGGGCTACTAATGTTGAAACAGGCGACACTATTACATTTCCTAAAGGTCACACTAGAGAAGGTGAACCTCTGTTTAAACGTAGGTTTATACCTGCAAGTTTATTTGACAATCCTTATCTCTCTGAAGGTGGTGACTATGAAGCAATGCTTTTATCGTTACCTGAACACCAAAAGAAACAATTACTAGATGGTAATTGGGATGTTAACGAAGGTGCTGCTTTTCCTGAATTTAATAGGAAGATACACGTAGTTGATCCCTTTAAGATACCTCAAAGCTGGTCTAGATTTAGGGCTTGCGACTACGGTTACGGAAGTCACACAGGTGTACTTTGGCTTGCAGTATCGCCTAGCGACCAACTAATTGTATACAGAGAATTATATTGTTCTAAAGTTACAGCCACTGACCTAGCTGATATGATACTAGATGCTGAACAAGAAGACGGAACAATTCGGTACGGTGTCTTAGATAGCTCCCTTTGGCATAAGAGAGGTGATACAGGTCCAAGCCTAGCAGAGCAGATGAATATGAAGGGTTGCCGTTGGCGACCTTCAGATCGCTCCAAAGGCTCACGAGTGGCAGGTAAGAACGAGCTACATAGACGCCTGCAGGTAGATGAGTTTACAGACGAACCTCGCCTTGTATTCATGTCTACCTGTACTAATACAATATCACAATTACCTGCAATACCTTTAGATAAAAATAACTCAGAGGATGTAGATACTAAATCAGAAGATCACTTGTATGACGCTTTACGATATGGTATAATGACAAGACCTCGCAGTTCAATTTGGGACTTTAACCCAGCAACACACCGATCAGGATTTCAAGCTTCTGATCCTACATTTGGATACTAGTACTTATGGCAGATGAAAATAACTTTATGGAAACTGATGCATCTTCTTCTTTAGAGGATATTAAAGATACAGAAAATTCTGATGATCCTAAATCAGGTAGTATAGTTCAATTAGTAGAAGAACGATTTAACAAAGCTGAAGACGCTAGGTTTGTAGATGAACAAAGATGGATGAATGCATACAGAAATTACAGAGGTTTGTACTCTGCAGATGTAAAATTTACTGAAGCTGAACGATCTAGAGTATTTGTTAAAGTTACTAAGACTAAAACTCTTGCAGCATATGGTCAAATTGTTGAAGTATTATTTGGTAACAATACTTTTCCTTTAACTGTTAATCCTACAAAACTTCCTGAAGGTGTAGCTGATACTGTATCGTTTGAAACAGATCCTATGGGTCAAAAAATAACTGAGCAATCTAGAGAAGCATTTTCTAAACCTGAACCATTAATAACTCC